TAGTACCATTTCCAACCCGTGTGACATCAAAAGTAGCGCCCTTACCTTTTGAGTTTCCAGTGCTGTATGCTTCAACTCCTTCATAAGTAAATGTTCCACTATCTGGAATAACTACTGAAGTGCTGTAAGTTTTAATGGTAAACCCAGTTCCTGAAACTGGTTTTACTCCCGCTTGTATTCCACCAAGGGCTGTTACGGTAATAACTAAATCTGTGACGTCAGGGTGCAATGTTGCATCATACCCAATACTTGCTTTAGGGATAGTAAGAACATCACTTACGCTATAGTTTTCACCAAAAGAAATAATTTCAACTTGAATAACTTTTCCAAGATCAGCTGAAGAACGGGTGACCTTAAACTTAGCCCCTTTAGTATCTCCAGTAGCAGTTAAGTTATCGTAAGTTTCGTAATCATTTGTAAGTGAGATTAATCCACCACCTGCGTACGACACGTTATTTATTGAGTTTGTACCGTAAATTTGAGCCACTACTAAAGTAATTGCGTCAGTTCCCCTTGAAAATATAGCTACCCCGTCATTAATATTTCTTGGGTGCCCAGAAGTATTTCTAACAAGGCAAAGGTCCGTCCATTCAATGCTTTCACTTGGAGCTGTCCAAGCAACGTGATTGACTAAATAATTAGACGGTCTTGCTTCTATACCCACTTCAAATAAGGGGTCTAGATTAGAAATTATTGCCATTACACAGTACCGCCACTAGTAATAACATTGATGTAAGACTTTTCAAGAATAGGGACTTCGTTTACGGAACACGACAAATCGCTGACGTTACCGTACCCTTGAATAACAATGGTTGTATTTGAAGAGACAACAGACGTTGGTGCCACACTAATTGTTGCCGTTGTTGAGTTTGTAATACCTGTGATAGTTGCATTGTTAAACGCGGCTGGGGAAATAATTCTTGGCCCCACTCCAGAGGAGTTCCATAATCCATAAGTACTATCTACAGTGATGGTGGTTGCTGAAGTAGATACTGACGCTGTTAACGTTGCTGTTTGAGAGTACAATCCAGAAGCGGCATTTGGGTTAATAGGTCTTTTTTCAAAGTCATTAATAACAATGTAAGCAACTCCGTCAAGAGAACTACATGCGGCATAAATATCACCTTGAGTAATTAAATCATTAAACGTAACGTTATCAAATTCAAACAAATTGTATAGCGCTGCAGCCACATTACCACCAACAGTATTAGCATTGTATTGAGGCAAAACGTTTACGGTAACAGTTACATACGGATACACGGCGGTAAAATCGTTAACAGTTAGGGTAGTGTTTGGTGGAATTTTATCAACAAAGTAATCTTTAATTGCTTGTTTAAATGCAGTTGTTGAAACTCTTCCGCCAGAAGCAGCAATAAATAGCACAACTGAGGTAAAGGCTGTAGACATTGCATTAGCTTTTTCAACGCCATCAATTTGAACAGCTAGACTGTTGTAATCTTTTAGGGATACTGCTCTATTGATAGTCCGTAGGGCAAGAGGAGCATTTACACGAACAGAGTCAGTTGATTCTGGATCAGTTCCACCACTAAAACCAGTAGGGTTAGTAATCTCAACGTTTGGAAAGTTAATGCCAGTAAGACTTTCAGCTGCAATATTTCCAGCAGTTCCCGCAGTATCGGAATATCTATAGGAGGCTTTAATAATAGAATTATTTGGCGGAACTTTTCCAGACACGTCGTCACCAAAAACTATATACGTAGCTCCAGCACCATCTGTGTATATTGAGAATACTGGGCTAGACCCGTCGTAATCAACAATAAATGGTACTTGGGTATAAGCAACACTTCCAACTAACACAGAAATATCGGATCCAGTAATAACACCTGTGTTTAATAATGCAAATGTTTGATTTGGAGTACCATCAGAAGTTCCAATAACCTCTTCTGATACAGGCTTTCCTTGCGTTACAGTTCCTGTTGCAGTAGCCCCAACAGATCCAACAGCTGCAGCAAGAGATATATCTGAATCAATTGTAAAAGTAATTGAAGGGTTTACACCGTCTGCTTGAGTATAGACTTCAGTTCCAGCCGCAATAGTAACGGAAGTATTAGCAAAATTTGTAATAGTAACAGAACCAGTAGCCGCGTTGATTCCGCCTGGAACATAATTTAATAGTCGGGCTAAACGAAGAACTGTGTCGCGTTGAGTAGATGTACTAATAAAAGACTCATTAGCCGCTCTATCAATTTGGTAGTTAATTACGTCACCCATGTAGGCAAAAAGCTCAAGAAGAACAATACCAAAATCTGAGGAATCTCTGGAGGTCCATTGCGGAGCAAAGTTAGGGATAAGTGCTTTTAAGTCCTGACTTAAAGCAAAGTAATCTCTGGAGGTATAATCTACTTGCGGTAAGTATAAATTATCAGCCATTTAAAACACCTCTATTGTTTCACCAGCAGCATTTAGCGAAGCTGTAGTTATATTAATGGATTCGGTAGTATTGTCTGGAAGTGAATAAACAATACTAACTGTCAGTGATCCCATAAGATCGTCCCTTCCAGTCACCACTTCTAGTAACGTAAGTTCTGGAAGCCACGTAATAAACATCTCGGATATTGCAGTTCTAGCGTCTTCTATAGCAGCAGACGAAGATTCAAATAGTAAATTAGTTAGGTTAACTCCATAATTATAATACCAAACACGCTCGTTAATGCCAGTGGATAAAAGGGTCAAAACCTTATTTTTCCACACTTTAGGGTCATTATCGGGAATAACCGTTACCTTACCTTTTGCGGAAAGATTAAAGGGGACGTCAATAACGTACGAATTATCCAGAACTGTTTTTTTCATTTTAGAACGCTCCTAACCATAGGGGAAAATTAGGGTCCCCGCCCTCAAACATTACCCACACACCAGTTTCAGGTTGTGGCTTGTACTTTCCTATAAGACTTATTGTTGCAATTACAGATGGAATATTTGGTCGGGTGGGAGAAGTTAACCCGTCGTGATGCTGAATAGTAGCCCCAGCGTCAGCAGAACTAAACATAGCTTGGACATAATCTCCAGCATTTAAGTCCAAAATAAATGGAACGCAGGCAAGGACTTCATTTGGGTTACCTTGCACCGTAACTCGGCTATTAGTTCTAGGGAGATCTGTGCCGTTTTTTCTTACCCAAAAATCTATTTGAAAGGAGCTAGATGATCCAGGCTTAGCAAATTGAGGAGATACTTGGAATAAATAATCTCCAGTTTCTTCTACATAAATTCTAGTTGTATCTGTACCAATATAAATTTTATTAACGTCTTCAGTGGTATTAAATTTCATAGCTGTAGCAGTATTAGCGGCGGTAACTAACTGATCTGTAGTATCAGAGAAAGTGCCATAAGGAGTATTTGCTCCCCCAGTACCGCCTACAATTTCCCAAGCCCAACCTGTAACAGCGTTGCCTAAGATTTGAGGAACCTTGACTCGAATACGACCTTTATTTTCAGGGTCGTTGCTATCAATAACAACCCCACGGTAGATGCCGTAAAAACGTTTATCAGTTCTATCCCCTGTAAATATTTCAGAGTACACTTTTTGCCGCCAATCTTAAATGGGTAGCTAAAGTTCTATTTCTATCATCTACATTGCTTGGGCTATCTGTAAGTTTAGTAGAGACCCATGTGTACGCAGTATTGTCTATAACAATGCTTGATTGAGGTCTGTTAGTGGATATAGCAAATCCGTCATTTGAATACAGTTGAGAGCCTTTAGTAAGAACTGGCGTGGGATTATCTGCAACGTTTCTAGTATTAGGAACAATAGGTCTTGTTGAGGCCTCTGCTGGTTGGGCAACAGCTTGTCCTTCAAATACGCTTGAATCTCCAATAGAGTCTGAACCAACCTCTAAGTAAGTTGTATATTGAAGAACATTTGGCGCAGTTTCAATAACGTGGTGCTGTGCAGAAAGAACAATCCAATATCCTGTGTAATCTTTACCAATACCGCTCAGGTAAACAGGTTTATCTGGACTAATAGTTGGAGTTCCAATAACTTGAATGCGCGCTCTGTAAGGGAATCTATTTCTTAGATCCACAGCCTGTGCTTCGTAAAAAGCAGCCTCATAACTAGGGGCAACAACATCAGTTGCAAAACTGTCAAAAAACTCTGTGCGGGAACCCTCTCTAATAGTTTCGGGGCGAGTAGGGTTGGTAAATATATTTATAGCGCTGTTTCTTGCCCCAACGCCACCTACTTGAGCTGCAGACTTATACGCATCTAGGTATTGCACACTTTCACCCAAAGTTAAATTAAACGAGTATAAAGTAGAACCTGCTGGGTCATTAGACTCGTTCATAAAAAATCTTTTTGCGGAGCTTCGGTATTTAGTAAAGTCTGAAGTTAAATTTTGAAAGTAAAGGGACGTGTTTTCAATACGTAATGAGTACCCACATTGGCGAGCCAACCTAGTCATAAACTGTAGCTCTGTGTGACCAGCCTGTGCTATTTGTTCGTATACTCTTGGGTGGTTTTCTACGTAACTAGTCAAACCGTACTCTCTAGCAATATTAGAAACTACTTCAGAAGCAGTAACGTTTTCAAATACTCTTTGTCGTTGCTGCTTTAATCTATAAGAAGCCCCAATAAGGGTCATCTCTACAAACCGTTTTCCTGGACTAATCTGTGGTTTTATATCGTGGATGTACCCAACAAATTCTCGTGAGCTATCTTTTCCACGAAGGACGCACTTAACAGGTTCTCCAGCACGTATGTTTGAATATTGAATATTCCAATCACGAAACTTAACAACCGCAATTTCATGAGCAAAACGCTCTTGCGTTAAAGTGAATGACTGTAGCCGCTGAGGCGGTTTTTGCGCCAGCGGAAACTCAATAGTTACATACTTAAACATTCGGGATACGGATCTCCGTGCCTGATGGTATGTTTACAAAATCGGTTAATTCTGGATTGTACTCAGCAATAACCCACCAAAGGTCTGGGCGACGGTAAAATTGCATGGAAAGACCCTGCAGAGTTTCGCCTTTAACATAGGTGTGAATTGAAAACGAAGTTTCAGCTAACTCATCAAATTCGTAAAATATAACTGGATAAGTTTCTCCACCTTCATTTTTTCTAAAGTAATCAACTAAAGAAGTTTCATATCTAGATCCTGAATAAATAGGCATTACTTTGTCACCAACCCTGCAGTTGCCATGAGATTAAAGTTAAGAGTCACGTCAGTTCTAATTGGAATCATGCTCTTACTAAACGAAATATGATTGACCGCAATGTTATTTACGTAACCTAAATAACTTAAAGGTCCAATATCAATGCGGAGTAACGTAGGGCTTAAGAATCCAATGTCAGAGCTTGCTCTACCAGTCGCTTGGTTTTTCCAACCTGGGCCATTAATAGCTTTGTACAAATACTCAATATCAGCTATAGTTCCAAGTTGTTGAAGGTCTTTAATTTTTTGGATTCGAGTAGCCTCAAATCCCATGTCAAAACTAAGGGCTCCGTCATAAAACTCAGAGGTAGCGTAGTTTTTAGCTAATTGATCGTAAGTAAAATTTCCACGTTTAGGCGCAGACTTGATACTAGCAAAGTCGTTTGTTCTGTCTAATCTAATGGTGAACGCAAGGACTTCACCGCTAGGGAACGCTCCCGCTACGTCTACGAATTTATCCGCAAACGTTGGGGTAATATCCAAATTTACGGCAACGGATGTAGTTATGCTCTCTGGATTCCATAAGAACTGAAAACCATATCTAGGGTCTTTAGGGTTAGACCCATTATTATAGTTTTTGTTGTTAACGTATTCGGTGCCAGAACGGGCATACCAATAGATGCGCCCACGACGATACCTAGGAGCGGCGCCTATAGAAACCATTTTCTTTTCCTGGTCTACAACCATGTCGTCACCTATTAGTGCGACAGGTTCCACTGGAAGGCTCCACTTA